CCATTAACTATCTTTTCTACCATAATTTTGGATAGTTTGTCAGCAACCCCTGGAATATGCACAGTATTTTCTACACCATATCTCTCCATGAGAGTCTTTTTTAAACTTTCCTTCTGTCTCTCAATAGATTCTCTTGATCTTCTCTTTCCATAAAAAGGATTGTTCTCTCCTTTACGCTCTTTAGATAACTTTTTCTTAGTTTCTTCTGAATGATGATAATAACCTTTCAATCCTTTATTCCAAGCTGGATGAGATTGAATTTGTCTCTTTTTCTCAGAAGTAAGGATAGCATCAGGAAACATCTTAATATATTCATCTTTGCTTATCTTGTGTCTATTCCTGAGATGCCTTGAGTCAATACTCAGACTCCTTTTACCACATAACTTACACTCCACATAGTCAATACCTTCAATACCTTGATACTTTTTATTCCATCTCTCCAACTTATCCTTTTTAACTCTCTCTTTGTAACATTCCTTTTTTGCGGTTCCAGTGCATTCCCTACACAAAGTCCCTTCTTCATACATGAATCTGTCCAGAGTAGTAACATTGTAATGACCTTCTGGACAGAAATACTCAAACTTAGTTCCGTATCCATTGTATTCTGAAGATACCAACAGACAATCCTTAGACTCAAAGACTTTCCTAATTTGATCAATATGCAATCCTAATCTGCCCCTACAAATAGGACAACCATTTCCATTCTTAATCTCACCGTAGGACACCATGAATACATGACCTTTCTTACACATACATCTTAATTTCTGGGATGCATTCTTATATTCAATAAAGCAGGGATGAAACCCAGCTTCTTTGAAAGCAAGAACTACATCATTTATATCTTTCCTTTGATTATTAGCACATATATAACAACCAGCACCCCTACTGAAATTAGTCCAAGCTATACTGCCACGATGTCCTTTCGGACAGATATACTCCAATTTCTGAGATGAATTTTTATATTCAGTAGTAAGGAGTTTGTATCCCCTTTTCTCAAACTCAGACCTTATATACTCAATATTATGTCTTGCTTTTCCTGCACAGATAGGACAACCATGTCCTCTCTTGAAGGTATGGAAAATTGTAGTTCCATGATGTCCTTTAGGACAGATATATTCAAGTTTCTCTCTTGAAGGTATGGAAAATTGTAGTTCCATGATGTCCTTTAGGACAGATATATTCAAGTTTCTCTCTTGCATTCTTATACTCTTTACTTAGGAGCTTATAACCCCTTCTTTCAAACTCCTTCTTAACCTCTTCGTATGTATATTTTCTGCTCATGTGATAATAATAATCATTAATTCTAATTTGTCAAGAGATACTTAAAAATTTATCTGGGAAAGTGAGAAAAGTATTTAAGAATTTATCTGGAAAAGTAAGACAGTTTTCAAAGAGCATATCCATTAATCTCCCCTAACCCCAGAGTGGGGATTAGGGGAGAATTGGTTACATTAGGTTAGGTTAGGAAGAAGAGATAGAACATGCCACCCAGTATCTCCAGTTTGTTACACAACCACCAAACCTTGTATAGATAGAGGCGAACATATCTTTACTCGTTTCATCGACCCAAAAATCGAGCTCAACATCCAGCCTCTGAGTGGCTATAAGCCCAAACTTCCTCTTCCCTAAGAACCAGCCATCAGTATCAGTCAAGTAGCTCCACTGTAAGGCATCAACGATTCCCGCCAGTACATTCACGGTGTTATCCATGCTGTTTGGCACTAATGTGCTGTTCAGTATCTCTTTTGCAGTAAAGTTCAATGCAGGTGGGATTAATAGGGTATCAGGAATCAGCTCTATTATCTCTCCCCTTTCATCCCTGTTATTTACTGTGGTATATGTGTTATACACGGTCTTGAGATTGTCAGCAGTAAGTGCCAAAGCAGCACTGTAGTTTGAGTAGGTATTACCCACCTTATCTGGATGGTCTGTAGCAAAGAAAGGCTTTCCATCATAGATGAAATTGCCTGAAGGGTCATCCACTACACCAGTAATGGTGTTGTTGAACACTTCATGTCCAGCAGTTAATGCTCCCTTGTTGAAGAACTTGGCATAGAATTTCTCCTTTGTGATTATGAGAGATCTTGACCATCTACCCACAGTTGACATGAGCAGGTTATCAACTTTCTGAGCATCATCTACAGTCTCTCTTGAGAACCTGACCAGCCTTCCAAATGACCTATTCTTACACACTATGGTGTAGCCTTCCATTGGAGCATCAGCCTGCAAGTCTTCCCCTTCAGGTTTTTCCAGCAACTCTCCAAGGCCAATGGCAGAAGTGAATTTATTATAAGCTGAATCCGACTCTACCACTTCAAATATATCTTCATACCTTGGAGGCACTTCAGGGTAGCTTTCCCAGAACCAGTCATATAAGTTCCGTTTCATCAATTCGGTAAACTGTGATCTATGCACACCAGCCATAATCTATTTACACCTCCGATTTACTTTCAAATCAATTCAGAATTATATAGCCTGCTTGTGTGTAGGCTTAACTTTCACATAGGCAATCTTGTTATCAGTATCCACATCCACAATGCTCAATGGAGTGGCATTTGTTGAGCTGAGCCATACTTTCTGTATGGTTGCATATGTTGCACCTGTGTTGTAGAGACCTGCACCCCTGCCTATAAGAGACTCGGCTATGGATGCAGTCCTTTCATCCACAGGACAGGCAAACACATTGTCAAGGTTTGTGATTACAAACACTTTATCTTTACCAGCAGTAGAGCTGGATTTCCAAGCATTCTTGCCTTCGTCATCCTTTGGGGTTACAGCCCAGCCCATTATCTGGGTATCAGCAGATGCACAGAGAGTTACTCTCCCTGACACCAGCTTTACAAACTTACCACCCCTTCTGTGGAAATACTGATCAGCAGCAACAGGATATTCTCTGCCTTTGCCATCTCCTTCTCTCCATCCAAATTTGATTTCAGCCATAACCTATCTACACCTCCAAATTATTTGCAATCATAAAATGGGAATAAGAATAACCATCTCTTTTAAATATGACTTCACATTCAGTATACTTCCTATATATTGTTCCATTCTTTGTCTTAACATCAAACTGCCCTCTACTTCTACATACAACTTTTCCAATTATTCCATCGTTAGTCCTAACCATATCTCCGCTTCTGAAGCCAAAGTGATGTCTATTTCTTGAAAGATGAAATCTGGGAAATCCATACTTATCATTTCTAACAATCTGTCTATTACCTCTCCCTTCAGCCTTTATATACAACCCATACGAAGGATAAATTATCTTATCATAGATTTCCCCTACACATAAAGCATCGATCCAATGTTCCTTCTTCAAACCCAGAAACTTTCTATTATGACTTGTTGTTATTCCATCACTGATATAGTATGGTTTCCCTAAGAACTCTAAAAATTCAATCAATTTAATATTGAGTCTATTTAGAACACTTGGTGCTTTTAGAGACTTACCAACTAATTGCTGTATGTTATCATATCCAAATTCAGACGCTGTTCTGTTACCTTTTTCATTATTACATTTTCTACATGCCAAAACAAGATTATCAATCCTATCAGACCCACCCCTACTCTTAGGTATAATATGATCTATTTCAAGGTTAGAAGTTGATCCACAATATACACATCGATGCTTAAACTTGTCAAAGATATAACTCCTTATATCTTTAACACCATACAACTCTCCAAACCTATATAGATTTCCATGCACCGATTTATCTTTCATCTTGTGAGAATCAAACTTACTAACTTCAACAAATATCTCACTGATCGGAGATAATGCTACTATCCTATTAATCCATGTTACATAGTTACTCAATACAGAAGAAAGAGATGGGCTAATCCAATTACTAGAAACTGCCCTATAAAATCTTGCTTTTCTTCTCCTTAATCTCTTCCTTCTGAATCTTCTCCGTAAAGCTCTACTTATCATTCTCCTTCTCACAAGATAAAACTTATGTTTTATCACTGAAGCAAATACAACTCTACCAACAGAACTATACTTATCTCTGCTTTTCTCAACAACAACCATTCCACTTTCACTAACACCAGGATCAAATTTCAAACAGTGAACTCTGGGTTTAAAATCAGGATAGGATTCTTTAAGTATAATAGTAAACGGAAACATCTTATAAACAGATGCCTTACCTTCCTTTAAAAGTATTCTTGCTCTGGCAGGATGACAAGAAGCTAATGGTCTCTTGTCCTTGTCTAAAACAAATACTCTCATAATTATAACTCTCCTTAAAGAGAACCTCCCAAATAGGGGTAAAGTTCGCCTCGCCAATGACAAGAGAGCTTACATGTTATGACCCTACACTCTCACTCCCACAATGAGAGCAATAGAACCATAACCACAGAGCTTGGAACTGGCGAATGCATCCCAAGATGTGATAACTTCTCTTGTCGTAGCCATCAGGCTAAGGCTGGTTATAGGCTTTATTAGTGGGAACCTATAACACCTCAACTCGGCCATAATCTATATTTAAAAAATAGATGGTCTCTGTATTTTGTCTCTTTGTTTCTGTATCCGCTCCAATTTCTCATCTCTTTTCTTGTATATCTCTATCAGGTCTTCCACACTCAATCCCAGCATTTCTGCCTCTTTCTTTATCTTGGGATCATTGGGATTGTATTTCCCATAATTTGACTCCTTAGCTGGACTTGCACCAGTCTTGGTGGTAGCAGATCCACCTACTCCTTTCCCACTTACACTTGCTTCAAACAAGTTGTCATTATCAGGATCTTCAGCAAACTCTTTTAGCACTTCATCCACAGTCTTTTCATCCCTGATCTTTCCCCTTTCATCTCTCTCTATTGCAACAAATCTGTCAAGGTCAGGATCGTATGTGAACCTATCCTTAACCAGCTTAACTATCTGGTTGGGATTAATGGGTTTGTATTTTCTTACTGCATCAAGTATTTCAGCTTGCAGTCTGTAGTCTCTCAACTTTTCTATCTGAGACTGTTTCTGCTTGAGTTCATTTTCAAATTTCTCTCTTTCAGATTGCAATGTCTTGAGTTGCTCATCAAATTCAGCTCTCAGTTTCTCAATCTCTTTCTTAGCCCTTATCCTTTCCCTTTCCACCTCATCTGCCTTTTCCAGCTTCCTCTTTTCCTCCTCCTCTAACACCTTCTGTCTGAACTCTCTCAACTCTTGTAATTCCTGCTGGATTTTATCAAAATCTGAGAGCTTTGAGACCTGAGGTTCAAGTTCTCTTAACTTTTCCTGCAATGTTCTTCTTTCTCTCTTAGCTCTATCTCTCTGCTGAATCACTTTTTTGAGTTCTGATTCAAGATAAGAGATCCTTTCATCTGGATCAAAGTCCTTATCCTTATCATCTTTTTGAGTATCAGTAACTTTATTATTGTCTAAATCTTTATCATCATTGCTATCCAGCGTGGTCTGGCTATCCAGCCTTTCATCTCTTTCCATGACATACCTCCTATTCTTAGATTGATTTATTCATCATAACATTATGCCAAAAGTTTAATTCTTTATTGAAAACCTCATCAAGCTCCTTTTTTGACATCTTATACCAATCAAAGTTCACAAACCCTTTAGGATACTGTGGAAAAACAAATCTAAAATATTCTGTATTACAGCTCGGTGTAGTAATTTCAAATTTCTTAAAATACTGATCCACCTTACCATCAAGATCAAGGTCAGCAAGCCAATATTCTACAAACTGCCTATCTCCTGATACAAGAGCCTGATACTCCCTTACCTGAAACCAAATGGACTTTCTATACCACTTTTCTTTTCCATCAGTTACATACACAACAGCAACCAGATGGAGATTCCATCTCCACTTATAGTCAAACTTACTTATGTCTTCCTCTTTTACTACTTGTCTCTGAACCAGAATAGATCCATCAAACAGAGTCTTGATCTTAAGGTCTTTACTCCCTTCTGGATTATCACACATCCACTTGTAGACTTTTGTTAACTTTGACGGAGTATCAGCCCTTACACAGAAAGTTATGGTAAATAGAAAAGATAGTAAAATGATAGTAAATAATCTTTTCACTCAGTCCAACTCCTATTCTTGCTCCTTTTCCGATGTCCTATGCTGCACTTCTTCCCTATACACATCTTCATAACTCCTGAATGTCTCTCCCAAATTGGTATTCGGATTACCATCTTCAGTAGATCCCTTTCTCTCTCTCTTGGTCTGCTCTACCACTCCACTACTACTATCTATCTCATCTTCAATCTGCTTTCTAATACTTTCAGGAGCAAGTGGAACAGCTCTCCTTGCTATGTTTTTCTGTATCATCTTATTCAATGTGGCTGAGAAATTCTTTTCCATTACCCTGAACAGTGAATCTATTTCTTCAGACAAGGATGCCACATCAAATGTAGATGGATACTTGACTTCTTCATAGCTTTCTACATCTTCATCCAGATACATCAATACCAATTTGGAGATTTCATTTTCACACATCTGATATGTGGATGCCTTTTCTGCAAGTGCAGCATTTACACCTTGAAATCCTATCTGAGCAGCTCTACCAGATCTACTTACATACAGATCCCCAGTAGAGCCAAGCAATCCTGCCATCCTGAATATCTCTTTGGCGTGGTCAAGTATGAGATTCCAGATTGTCCTTATATTAGTTGTATCAGGAGATATAAATCTTGGTGGATGGTTGGCATTTGCGGGAAATGTCCAGATGGTAGATGTCCCTATCTTGTAAAGTGGGTCATCTCCTGTCTCCTGTGCTTCAGCCAACTCTCCTGCATCTGGCACAACCAACTGAGAAAATGTATGTCTTTCAATTTGCTCATCTATACAAGAGCACCAATTCATTATGGCTCTGTTTACATACACTATATCCTTTAATAGAGACTCCCCTATCTTATCTTTATCCGACTCCCTATGATATACAGTAATTACAGGGACAATCCCCAGCTTATTCTCTCCTTCTGCTGGGGATCCATCTGGATACTTCACCAGATTACCATCTTCATCTTCCACTCTCCACATTTCTTTAGTGATCAGTCTGTAGTGCTTGTATGTGGATCTCTCTTTAAAAGGATCACTATCATCAAAGTAATCTTCTTTTATCAGCACCCAATTAAATTTTCCCACATCATCTACAGACCAATCAACAAGCCTTGTAGGATAGATGAGTTTGCAATAAGGATGAATTCCTTTCTTTTTTGCGTCTCTCCTACTTATCCTTTTCCCATTTCCAACTCTTGGAACATCCACAAGGACATGGACAACTCCATATACCAGAGACCAATATCCTATATCCCTTATAACTTTGGATATGTGGTCTCCCCTACCATTTGCATTCTTTCTAAAATCTATCAATCTCTGATCAGGTGGTCTCTCTATGTTTTCCCTAAATATATAGAAATTATATATATTAACTACTGTCTCACAGAAATTGAGATAGTAGGCTCTTGACAATCTATCATCATAACTATCTTCATCTTCCAACATGTGTGAGAACAGATAAGAATCATTTACAAAATTATCCCCACCTTTTACAGCATCATAATACATCTCCCACATATCAACATTGTCTTCGTAGTAGGGATGTCTCCTATCTGCCAATTTTATCTGTTTACTATTCTCTGCCACCTTCTACCCCCTAATTCCTCTTAGCTGGTCTGGTAAGTAGTTTAAACCCACTACCTTTTGCTATTTGGAAAGCATAACCAAGAGCATCTACAAAGTCATCCTTCTCATCACCAACACCAGTAAAATAGATCATCTGATACACTGCCTCATTATACATTTTCTTTGTATTCATCTTATGCTTATCAAATACAATTGTCCCATCATATATAAATGGAACAACACTTTCAAATCTCATTCTCTTATCAGTTACCGCCTTTACTTCTTTTACTGGCACATATATGCCAGTTTCCCTTGATTTCTTTCTGAGAATATCTGCAACCACTACCTGAAAGGCATTTGTCTCAATTGCAAAGGCTCTATATCTGTATTTCTCATGGTGAGCAAGGATTGCATAGATCTGATCATCTACAGATCTCCTCTTCATGTCAATATCTACAACATAGATGTATCCACTCTTTATATCTCTTGCCAGAGTAACAATACACGAGTAATCAGATGTGCTTTTCTTTCCTAGAGATGGATCAAGTGCTCCATAGTAAACACAATTCTTAAGTATTTTCTTTATCTCTGGATTAGTTGAAAAATTCTCAAAGTGGATATTGTCCATACTCACCAGAGTCTGACTTGGATCAAGTGCTTCATTCTGTTTTTCATGATAAAAACTTGTAGGTCTTGAATAGTATTCAATCATCAAGTTATACAATGGATCTCCTTCAGGCCAGAGCAACTCAGCCCCTTCATCCATCTCAGCTCTGTGCTCCTGATAAAACTGCCAAGCATCATCCTTTGCATTGGGATTGAACCTATCTGTCAGGATCTTATACCACTCATCCCACAGTTCCATATTATTGGGGAATTTTTCAAGTGCTTTAAATTTTATCCCATGCCAATCTGGATACTCATCAGTTTCAATCAACTTGTATAGTAGGGCTTCTCTACCAAGAATAGTTCCTATCATTATGTAATCACAGTCATCTGAACCAGCATGGATGAGATCCTGATTAAACCATTTGTAAATAGACTGTCTCAAAGCTTCTGATCTGATCATTTCTACTTCTTCGATATCATCATTCACAACAAGACCGAACCTATGTGTTCCAAATTTCCTACCCCTTATCTGACTACCAGTTCCATAGGCTCCAATCTTTACATTGTTCCTTGTTATTATTTCATTATTTCTCCATATAGGCCCTTTTCCACATGCTTCAGGAAAATCTCTCTTAAGTTTTTCATTATGCTCCAACTCAGTCTTTATATCATAGAGCCTTTCTTCAGCAGTTGAACTTGAACTTGATATTATTCCTATGTAATGCTTTTTCTTATAACAGACACACCATACTGGGAGGATACAACCTACAATGGTAGTCTTGGCACTGTCTCTTGGAGCTGCAATAGCCAGCTTAAGTGGTCCTAGTGTTTTTTTCTTGTGTGCTCTGTTTATGTCTCTTGTAAGGGTATTATATAGGAATCTGTGGAGTTTACTTGATGGTTTGCTAAGGTAGTGTGGGAAATATCTGACTGCGAATAGATACAGATTATTCTCACATAGTTTCTTTAAGGCAAGTAATTCCTCAGGTGTTAGCTCTCTCTCCTGTTCCACTCTCTCTACTGCCTTTGGTGGTTCAGGATAAACTGGATTGGAATGTCTCTTTCTTTTCTTTACAAGTGCAAGTTTATTTTCTGACCAGAACTTTTCGTCTCTCTGTCTCTTAAACTCTATCTTTTCATCAAGACTAAGATCCCTGAATTTCTGTCTATTCTTTTCAACTTCTCTGTAAAACTCTTCTCTTAATACTTTCTCTCTTTCGTCATCAAAATAATCATGTAAATAATCTGGTAATTTACCATCATACTCTTTTGCAAGCTCTTTCCTATGCTTTTCTACTTCATCCACACTACTATATTTGGGCTCTTCTCTTTCGTAATATCTAGACATTCTCCCTTACTCGTTTTTCATGCTCCAATATGATGGCATCTGCTATCTTTTTACCTATTTCTGGATCTATTCTCTCAGGCTCTGATATGTTTATCTGAGTGTTTACCTGAGTAAATGCATCCACTTTCACATTATCAAGACCATATAGTTTTGCTCTCAATTGTATTGTTTCAAGCCATGCGTCAAAGAATCGCTTTGCATCAACTGATTTTCCCTGAGTCTTATATTTATCAAACAACTGCCTCGCTTCGTTGCTTGCTTCAATCAATTCAAGATACAGCTCCGATCTTTTCTCAGCGATCTGCTCAGGAGTAAGATCAGAGCTCATCAAGTCATCAAGATACTTTATGTTTCTCCTGACTGTCTCAATAGGCAGACCAGTTTCTTTTGCTATCTCATGGTTGGTCTTACCCTGATCTAATAATCTCTTTATCTCATTAAGTCTGTTAAGTCTCTCTACAAAATTGACATTTCCAGCAGGCATAGAAACAACATCTCCATAAAGAAAAAAGTGGGAAAGGGAAAAGATGGGATCTGAAATAGTAAAGAATGGCTAACCGCCTAAGCTATCCCACCAAAACTGCTATCTTCCCCATCCCATTGCTCTGATAAGAGTGTCCTGAAAGCAGAAAAGATAAGGGATTTCAAAACCCCTTTCTATATATAGTGGATTTTACAAGGAATTTTTAGAGGTGAGTCTAAATAGGCAAAATTATTAAGAACTTAGGCAGGCTTATTTTATTCCTTATTGCAACTGATTCTCAATAAGAAAAAAGATAACTAAGAAATTCCACATTTTTGTAGGAAATCATCTATAAGTCTTTTTACCTTGAGTGGATAAGTCTTACAAATATTTGCTATTTCTGACATATTCTCTATTTTTCTATCCAGATAGCAAGTAAGGATCTTATTCATGAGACTGTATTTACCCAGCCTACTCCTTTCCTGCTCAATTCTATCAATCATGTATCTTAACATTCTTGGACTCAGCTCAACATGATAACATATCTCGTCTATAGACTTTCCATCAAGGTAATACAACTCCACTGCCAATCTCTTATCAGACTTATCAGGATTACCATACTGGATGCATTCAGTAATTGGTAGAACCGATGCAATAAGGGTATCAAATGGTGCATTCCTTACATACTTATTAACCCATTTCTCATTCTGAGCACACAGTTTTTTACAAGTGTTTCTCCTTTTACAAGTCCCACAGTATTTCATGAGTTATCACCACTCCTTATAACATCAGATAATCTGAGTATCCAAGGATTATCATACAATACCTGAGTAAAGGCTTTTCCTAAGATACTCTTAACATCTATATCAGAATTTATCTGGGTGAGTTCTCCATTGAATAGATTAAAATTAATCATCACAAAGATCCCAACTATCATAAGAGAGAATAGGTATTTACTATCTGCATTAACATCTTTATAGATGTTAAGACTTAATCTTTCAACATCAACAGTTACAAGAGCATCTCTCTGAGATGAATGAAAGGGAATGCTATTTCTATCTATAATGTTAACCCTGAATCTATTTCCCATCTGAACTATTACACTATTTATCTTATCAAGATAAATGTCATTGTTATACAGAATATCAATCCAGCCATTTGCAAGCAGAGTTACAATTCTGTCATCCAATATAGATGATAGATAGAATGAATCTATAGCATGAAAAAGCTCATGTAGAAAAGTATTCACTATACTTGTATTACTAACTCTCTTTCTCTTGTATGTATCTGAAATGTATATATTATTTACCATCGTAGCTCCCATACACTCATCATCATCAAACTTGTATGGGAAATGGATACTGTAGTCAAGTATTCCCACTCTGACTGTCTTAGGAAACATGTTTTTCTCCTTTTAGTATAAAGTCAATACTATCTACTATTGCTCCACCAGCATGTTTGTGTCCACCCCCACCATACCTTTCTGCTATCTTGGATACATCTATATCATCCCTTGCAGTATAGAAAGACACTTTCCATTTTCCCTTTCCTTTGTATCCAAATATAACAGCCATATCATAGTCATATATAAGGTCTCCAAATATTCTGGAATTGACTGAGATTCTGTTAAGACAGATGCATCTGTATCCATCAATAACACTTTCAAATGCATTCGCTCTCCTGAAAGCTGAGTAATCCTTATTCACAAATTGAAATACTGCTTTACCTTTCTCAACTGTGTCAAGGTAAAAACTCCAATCATCATCTATAACCTTATTCCATACAGTATCCATATACTTTTCAACTGGAAAGGTATCATACATTCTCATCCCATACTGAAAAGGTAGGACATCAGGATGGGCTTCATGATCCCACACATCATATCTCCCTATAAGATGAATGCCTATAGGAGTGTATTTCTTACCTGAGAAAAATTTCCAAGTAAGTTCACAGGCAGCTCTGTGATCTCCAAGTCTCTCATCACTCAGGATTGCAACAAATTTCTTACCAAAAGCATCCTTGAATTCATCATACTGATCCATGATGGATTTGTGATGATCAATCCATACCATTTTCTTTGCAAGTTTTGCAACTGAGATCATGTTTTCAATAGGTCTGAGAGATATATCCACCATTACAACATCCTGTCCTATCACATCATCCCAATTTACCTTATCATCATACCTTAGTCCTACCATTCTACAACTTGGATGGTAGTATTTAACAATTGCTCCACTACACTGTCCATCTAAATCAGACATGTGATAATAACAAATCATAGTATTACTCCTTTCTCTTTACAATATCTTTAGTAAGTTTGTTATTAAATAATTTGTAATATTCTTCTCCCAACATCCTTGTATCACTATAACCCACCACCTGAAAGGAATTGTTATCATAGCAGTTTATAAACAAGATGCACCCATTTCCACATTCACCACCACAATCTTTACAAAACTCATAGACACACATTCCCATAACAGAAAATTCACTCTCACCACTAAACATTGAATTTTCAAACAAAGTCAGCTTGTATCTGAAATCAGAGATGTAGAGAGATGGATCTTTGAAACTCAGGGAGATCTCAAAGTGTCTTACATAGTTAGTATAGGACACATAATCAATACCCCTTAGTCTCATATAGGTAGCTATGGTTTTCCACCCAACATAGTCGGACTTTGTAAGATCAATTATTCCCTGAATATTGTCTTCCACTCTTCACAACTCTCACATTTTATAGGTTTTTCCTTATAACTATATCTATGACTGCATCTGGACGGTTTGGATCTATTCTGTTCACATTGCCACTTGCTGACTCTACCAAGTGGACATTGCTTGGTATTTTCCCTGAGCCATCTCTCTATGTCTTCTTGGGTGATCATCTCATGCTCCCTTCAAACATCTTTAATATCTTTTCTTTTACAATTTCCCATGTTTTGTCATTTGGAACATTCAAGATAACATACCCCAATCTTCCCCTATATGTATCCTCTGGTATAACGACAAATCTACCTTTCTTATATGCTCTCTCTATCATCTTGCAGGTCTTGAGCATACTATTTTCGCTTAACCATACACATTCTCCATATAATGAAAATCTCACATTACAATCTTTTCTATTAATATAAAATACCTCTGATAAACTTGTCTTGTAAATCCCATCTATAGGAACAACATGGAGTTGATCAAGATCTGCCATCTTAAGCAAGCTGAACAGATAAGGACATCTCTTGTATATATAATCTGCACTTGCTTCACCAGAGAATATGTATTCAAACCATCTTTTCACTTTCACAAGCATACTATAAAGAGCATCTAATGCATCATATATTGCTCCAATGACAATATATGTTATTCTGTCAATACTATCTATCATCCGTGGCTCCAATAACAGAAGGTATCTCAATCTTACAATAAGTAACCTTTCCTATAGGAATACACTCAGATTTACCACTAATATATGATCTATATTCAGAATACCGAAAATCTACATCTATCTTATACTCCTTATTAGCTATCTTATCTATAATCCACTTCGCAGTATCATTATCTACTTCAACATACCTATCAAAATATCCAACTACATCATCACCCTGAACAAGACACACATAATCCCACTCTTCCATTTTCATAATAGCACTAAGAGCTTTACTATAATTTGCATCTTTTTTACCCATCACTTAATACCTCCTCCAACTGAATATCTATAATCTTATTATAAATAATTCCATCTCTAATAGATAATCCATACTTTTTGACACACTCAAAGGCAAGGTCATAAACTCTTTCTCCACCCAATTTTCTATACCAATAAGAACTTGAAACATAAGGACTGTAGTTATCCTTCTTTGAGACACTCACAACTGCTTTGGTTTCATACCATATAATAAGATAATCTGCATCTACCATTTTCATAATAGCACTAAGAACTTTACTATAATTTACATTCCTTTTACTCATCATTCATTCTGAGCACACAGTTTTTTACAAGTGTTTCTCCTTTTACAAGTCCCACAGTATTTCATCTCCTATCTCCTTAAGTCAGAGACCCTGACATTCATGTTAGGGAGAAGACGCATCTCCATTAAAAATGTTCTGAAGCTCTCAAGTAATTTAAGTTCTTTATAATTTGCTGAATCACTAATAACAGTCCCATCCAATTTTTTCAGACTGAAGTAGCCTGTCTTCCTCCTACCAAAAATAAAACATTCAATACCCCTATATCTGACTTTATCAAATCTCTGAAAGCCTTTCACAAATCTCTCAGCAATATTACGGATATGACTTCTAATTCCTTTAAATAACTTACGATTACATTTCCTGACTTGTTTAATAAAATAATAAACCGAACTCCTAATTTGATTACTACCACCAGCAATTACAAATGCGTCATTGATATGACTCTTTGTTAATCCCAACTCTACTCGTCTCAACTTAGTAAGATAACCATAAGTTACAGATACTACATTTCCTAACTCTCTTAGCTTGTTCACCAATTTCCATCTGATAGTTGACATAAAGGTCTCAGCTTTAAACCCTTTATTCACCTTCAACTTCACTTTTAATTCTCCCTTATGTAATCTCTGATGACAAGATCTGCAAAGTGTAATTAAATTATCTGGTCTATCCCCACCAACTTGTCTTGAAACAATATGATGAACCTCTAATACATTATCTCCCGATTTACCTTTACAAATTTGACAAGTATGATTGTCTCTACACAACACATACTCCCTTACATTCCAGAAACCTTTTTGCTCTCCATTCTGATACTCTTTTCTTGACATATTAGGATTCTTAATCTTTTGAATGTCAAAATTTGCCACTTCAACATTGATCTTAGTTATAGGAAGAATCTTCTTCACCAGATTAACAGCTTTAATATGACTATCTAATTTATGCTGTATAGAGGGAGATAACCATCCTTCAGGTCTTCTACGATTCAAAAATCTTGGTTTGCGATACCGAGTCTTACGATGCCGTCTTGCTCTCCTATATTCTCTGCGTTCAGATAACAATTTCACAATATCTGTTCTAAGTTGAACTTCTGCACTATATACTTCCTTCTTTTGAGTAATAGCAGAAAGCCCAATATGAGAATATCCACTATCTACCCCAAGAACAATAGGTTGTTTGTAACCTGAGCTCCCATAAAGAAGTTGTATTGTAAAAGGTGTTCTCTGCACTACCTTTGCCTTACCCTGCTTAAGCAATATCCTTGCCTTTGCAGGATGACAAGGCATCAAAGGTTTACCTTGTTTATTTAACACATAAACAACCATACATAAATCCTCCTAACATAAAGGAGTTTACCTCTGCCTGAAGGCAGGTTAGAGTCTGCATCGGGGAAGTTATTCTGGCTTTTTGTGTTGGTAGCACTGCCCCTACCCCGACAGGACTGTTTAACCACCAACGACAGTGTCTGGAGCTTGCGAAACACCCCAGAGTGCCATGACCAGAATAACGGCTGTATGGAATTACCATCTCCATACCCCCTAGTCAACCTCAGAGCTATAAGCTCTACCCTTTATTAGGGTGGGGTGGTTGACATAACAGCATAACATTTTGAAATTCTTACACATCCACAATCAATGCATCTCCTTCAATCTTGAAATCCCCATTTAAAATCTTATTTTCCACAGTTTCCAACTCAATTTCACCACCATCAAATACAGTCATAGTCTTGGATCTAATATCAACCCAAAGTATAAGAGATCTCTCTTCAACAAATTCAGCATTACCATACTTATACTCCACTACTCTCCTATTCCCCATAATACATAATCTATCACACCCAAATAACCTGACATAAGATAGAATCAGCTTGAATTGATCTGGAATAGGAATATTATCTATAGGAGCCCTGTATATCAAACTATCCCTCAACATATATCTATACTAATCAATACATGATCATTATACACTTCAAAATCCCCACATTGTATCCTATCATATATCATTTCAGCCACACTATCTACATCATACACTTTAGATTCATGAGATTTGACAGATGACCTAAAATAACCATTGATTCTAATCATATCATCATCTTCTATTACTACGAAAACTGATGATCTTTTCCTATTATATACCATTATCCTAAATTCCAATCCTTCAACACCCAACATTTTTATCAAGGCAAGTATCTCCTTCAGTTTCTTATACTCGTCTATTTCTGCTATCTCACTGCTTATAATGTAATTAATTTCACGAAAATATTTGTTTCTCATACAAGAAATATAATCATTTTTATTCACTTGTCAACCCCAGACTCTCCATCTTATATCTCATATACACAAATTTCTCACCTTCATCATCCTTACCAATTTCCCATTTCCCCTCTCTTATAACTCTCATTATAACATCCTCAAGTTTATACTCCATCCCACTACTACAGACTACAACCCCAGACCATATTCCATCACTCTGTTTATGTAATTTCATAATAAGTGAATCTCCCTGCATCTCACAGTCCACATACAATACACATTTCTTACATCCAAGTATTCTTGTATAGGAGAACAATAAATCTATCTTTTTGCACACCTTCCTAATATTGTATATGCCATTCAGGATTACTACTGCCATCTAGAAACTCTACTCTACTCTCTTATTACCATTTCAATAGTCCTACCATACCAACCACTATTGTTTTCAACTATCTTAAAATTACCATTTATGAAATGAGAATAAATCAATCTATCAATTCTATCATATCCACCATCTCCCCTTCTAACATTCGCAATCCACTTTTTGCTACTAATCCCTCTAAATATGTAAATTTCATCGCCTGAAGAAGCTACATAAATATGAACACAATCAATACCACACATGACAGCATAAGCCATGATAATTCTTACAGACTTGTGTCTTCCAAATAAATCTTTTACATCTACTCTTTCAAGCCAATTATTCATTCAACCACCCTTCTACATAGATATAATCTTTATAAAATTTAAAACCACCCATATTCAAGAGTTTAAGGATAACATTATTGAATGAATCTATATTGTATCCATCTGGAACATGAATATGACCATCCCAATTACCATCCTTGAATCTTTGTAAATATACACCACCTTTCAGAACACCGCTTTTCTTATGCAGACCATCAAAATCCATGAAGAACTTACGAGCATACAAATGAACAACCATCTTATCGTAACCATATATTCTTGTAATTCCCATTAATATTTTAATACATTCAAGACTACTCACTTTTGGATCTTCTAAAAGAAAGATCATATTACTCTTTCCACATCTATTCATATTAATACTATCCCCACCCTTTCTTTATAAAGTCCATTCCAACAAAGCACAATATCATCTATCTCTCCTTTCAGCACCCTATCAAAACCAAGAGCCACAATCTCATTTAAATCCCTATTGCCTTCAAAACCACCATCTAACAAACAATAACATCGCATACATACATCCCTACTTTCTCTACCATCACAGTCCTTACCCTTAACAATTAAACAAACTCTAATTAGCGGATCACCACCCCTTTCCCTAATACATAACCTATCCAATCCCATCATTTTGCAAAGAGCCATAACAGTTTTTGTCATCTTATTCCATCTCCACTTTCACAGCTACTTCTATCTTTCCATCTACATTATTACCTACCCAACAATCCCCATCTATTATCTTATTTACTGCTCCCATCAAAGTCTCTTTCAATTTTGATACATCTGTATCCAAAACTGCATCTAATATCACTCTCCTATCTCTGAAGTCTATTCCTATATGTCTGAGAGTATAAGCATCTGTAAATATTCTTACTACATCATATCCCATCATCCTAACTATAGATATATTAGGACATAGATTTATGAGCTCTCTAAACACTACTCTACTTATCCAACTTTCTACCGACAATAGTTGTTCCATCACACAGATACTTCTCTATCATAAACTATCATCTTTATGACATCTCTATCATCTAACTCATTGTAAGAATCATAATCTCCATTAAGAGCCTTGTCAACTGCTGCCTTTACAATTTCTCTGACAGATTCAAGTCTGAATTTATCCAGATTCACTTCTGTTTCCAATAACCTATTCCTGAAATCCACTTTCATCCTACCAAAAGTAATATCCCAGAATACAATTTCTACCACATCATACCCCATCATCTTGAAATACAATAGCTGGGGAAATTCCCTGATAAATTCTCTAAACAATATCTCTCTTTTCCAATCTTTAATTATCACCTCTCCATCTCCTCTCATCTCTCTCCAACCAACTCTCCCAATCATCCAACAGCACACCTGAATTACCCCTGAGTTCTTCCCGAAACCTTCCCAAAAATCTCTCAAAACTCCCATATTTCCTAATTCCCCATACTACAGAAAGTCCCACCAATAACAAACAAAATCCTATAGCAATCAAGTATCCCCACCAATCACTAAACAGACCATAGATAGCATATCTCATAACAAATCTCCTAATCAATATTTATTGTCAACACCCTATCACCCTGCAAAGTCTCATATTCCTGATAATCCCCACTCTCTACTTTGTCCAATGCAATCAAGATATATTCTCCACAATCTTTCATACTGACAGTATATCCAACACCACTACTAAAACTAATAAATCTACCCTTGAAATGGATTTCAATCCGATTCATCCACTTAATTCTGGGATCAACATAATACTCCTCCTTATTGAAACACTTGTCTCTCCATGACAACTCCACTATGTCATATCCCATCATCCTAAATACCAACACTTGTGAAAACTCTCTGATAAATTCCCTAAATACACATCTCTCTTTCCAATCCCTTATACATATATCCAACATACTACCACCCTTTCAGGATCATCTACACCCACTATCACATTCTCATCATATCTGCCACTTGAAATGCTACTATAGGCTTTTCTAATCACATCATCTGGAATCTTATCTACAAACAAGACACCAGTTGTAGGACTGTGGTAGGTAATCATGACCCTATCTTTAAATATTACCACTCTCCAACTACAACCCTTACCCATTATAAACACCTTTTTCCAACCCATCATCTTACATATACTGAGAAACCCTTTCATATCCTTACCACACATACTTTCCTTTCATATTCTTTCATTATATACTCTCTAACTCTAAAATCACCATCAGATAATCTGTCCAATACTGAATTAAACACCATATCAACATCTATAAGTATCCACAGTTTCCAACAAAAGTAACACACAAGGTTAACTTTGTCAATCTTACCCTTATCTGACATAAACCAACAATAAGTATTTCCATCAATAAAATTGCGTTTCTCTATACTATCCCTACCAACCACAATACAGAATTTACCAAAATTCTCTCTTTTATCTACTACCTGAATCATATTGAATCCCATCATCCTACCTATAGCTCTTATAACCTTAACTTGTTCAGGTTTCAGTAACATTCTCACCTTATATATACACCCGAAAAGTAGCTATTATCTTTACACTATCCATATCTCACCCACCGCCCCATCACCCTTACTGAAATGAGACCATAATACATTATCCCTTATCTCCACACTTCCCCTACCTATCTCCACCAATGCTTTCTCTGCAACTCTGTTCAAATCATCAGTATCAATTTCTCCTACCCAGCATCCCAAACACATCTTAACACCATCAACATATACACCCTTATACCCATAATACCTGCACTCAACACTATTATCCACAAATACACACATTCCAGAATAATAATTCCTCATACACAAGACATCATATCCAAACATCTTACCTACACTTGCCAATACTTTAATCATCACCAATAACTATTCTTATAACTTTATTATTATCTGAGACTTCATATTCCTGATATTCACCTTTATGTAGTTTATCTATTGCAAGTGGAATATATTCCCTAATAGTTTCCATTTCAAAGAAATCAGCTCCATTAAGTGATGCACATCTGTCTTTGAAGAATATTACAATTCTTGAAGTGGCTTTGATACCATATCTCTTATGAAACACCAATTCCACCTTATCATATCCAACCATCTTAAAAACCAATACTTGTGGAAATTCCCTTATAAATCTATCAAATATACATCTCTCTCTCCAATCTCTTATATTCATACCTTATTTCCCTTATATCTATTGTAATCATTTACTGAAAAAAGTCAAGACTACCTTTATCATTAATTCATAACCACTCTAAAGCTAAATATATTGGCCTAATTCAAAGCTATAATCATAGATCTTACCTACACTTGCCAACACCCTGATCATATCCATACTTCCACTTCCACCCACCCACTACCATCAATCCTGTACTCATATTCAGTATAGTCTCCATTCATTACTTTCTCAACTGCCATATATAGAGCATTCTTTATCTCATCAAGTTCATAACTAAGCCTGACAAATCTTATCCACCAGTTCACCACTCTTCCCTTAAAATCTATCCCCAATATATCTACCCCACTATAACACTTATTCCTGCGAATTGCAATCCTTATTCCATCATATCCCATCATCCTAACCGTAGTTAGTTTTGGACACAGTTTAATAATCAATCTAAATATTCCCTGCTCTATATAATCTCTGAATAGCATCTTCCCAACTATCTCCCACTTGTAATATAATCATCTGATAGAAAAAGTCAAGCAGTAATCTGAAGATGAGACAGATAGGATAGGTCTATCTAGGGGTAGAGAGTAAAAAACAGTTGAGATTATTTGTCTCCTAAAAATATTTAATTCAATTAATACTCACTAACTCAGCCAATATCAGAATATTTGATACCTGAAGAATAGGAGATAGTAATAAGAATAGAGATAGAGATAGAGATAGAGATAGAGATAGAGGTAGAGATAGAGACACCCTAACCCATACCAAAATTTATTATCCCCAGAAATAGAAATAGGAATAAAAATATCTTAATCCAATACCAAAGTATTTGATACCTGAAAATAGAGATAAGAATAAGGATATTCTAAGCTAATATCAAAAATTTGATACCCTGATCCCCAATACTAGAATATTTGATACCTGAAGAGTAAGATAAGTATGAAATAGAAATACCCCAACCTATACCCAAATATTTGAACCTGAAAAATAGGGATGAAAAATATAGGGAGATGGGGGAGGGGGTTGACGCTTGCCCGCCCCCGCCCCATGCGGGTCAACTCGGCACGCTTTTTGCATACGGCTATGCAAGATCTATGCCAACATCCCGCCATCCATCCTACCCCTTCTGGCATACTTCTTGCATCCAGCAAGGCAAGAATCATGCCAATTCCCAAATCCCTTGTCTTTTCACCAACTTACAAGAATAAGCAAGAATCATGCCAAAGGAAAATCAGAGCTAAGTGCTGGAAATGGTTAAGGATTTAGGTTGGCATGGTTTTTGCAGGAGATCATTGCTAAGAAAAATAAAAATTTTTTGAGAAAATGATAAAAAAATGCTTGACAAAATTCTGGGATATGGTATGATGGGGTAAAAAATAAAAAAGGAGGTGTTAGGTATGAAAAGAAAACAATACAAACATAGCAAAAGATGGGCAATGTTGGACTTTTTTGAAGGAAAGGTAAAGCTGAATGAGATAGACAAAAGAGCTGAGGAATATGAAAAGACAGCGAATGATTTTGAAAAGAAGTTTAAGGTAAATTATCTAAAATAAAAGGAGGTGTTAAGATGAAGCTAAGAGATGTATATAAGGACATCAATAAAGGTAAAGTTGAAGCAAGATTAAATACAGCATTCGGCTATTTTAGAATTATAGGTGTAAATCGAGAAGATTGGACACAGGTATCCCTTCAATCCTCATCCCTTCCCTTCAAAAATCCTCTATCTATCTTTATACTTCCTGAAGATAAAATAAACTTCCTATATCTCCTATAGTGCAATCTTGAATGACATTCAATACATACTGATATAAAATTTTCATAAGAATCTTTACTGCCTTCAGATAAAGGGATAAGGTGATGTGTATGCTCCGCTTTCCTAATTCTGCATATCTCACATATAGGATTCTCTTTTCTATATCTCCTTGCTTTATATAGGGATCTTTTCTTTTTTCTATCACTACTTTCTTTTACAATATCTTCAATCTTAGGTATGATTTCCTTCTTTTCAGCTCTCCTTACTTTCCTCTTTTTTCTCCTTTTCTTTTTGGGTGTATCAGTGATCCAAAAAGGATATAGATCATCATCTGAAACATAAACCCTATTGCCATTGAAAATCCCTAATAGGTGATCCATACAAAAAAGTTAAGCTGTTCTCCAAATTTTTCAATCCCAAAACCCAAATTTCAAGAAAAACTAAGAATTTTCCCAAAAAACTAAGAAAAAACCCAAATAAGATCAATGATCCCCTATAATCCCAAATATCTGGCTGATATAGGGAAATATAGGGATTGACAAAATAAATGTATATGGTATGTTGCAGGCATGAGACGGCGGGGGAAAAAAGTAAAGATAAAAAATCCCGCAAGGTTGCTGAAAACATATCAGCACCTTGCAGGGCAAGTCCTGACCCTGATAGGCACCTACAGAAGGGGTGCCATAAGATATGGGGTATGCTATACCTCAAAAGGGTCAAGGCTTGATATTAATGTGAAAAATCTTAAGGAGGTGAAGGGCGATGACTAAGTCCTTCACCTCCTCCCTCCTATATACTCCCTCCCCCCTATCCCTCCCCCTGTCCTGTCCTGATACTACAGGGAACAGGACAGGGATCACCCACCTTGGCAATAATCCCCTATACCCAAATAAGGGGATAGGGGATAATTGTATAATAGAAAATTCTAATATAGGAGGTGTTACAATGAAGTACATAACAATTGAAAAAGGTTTTAACTTCGGGGAAGTCTTTATTTATCCCTCTGCTCCCACACATATTAGGGCAAACGGTAAGGAATTTAGATTAAGTTTTGGAAATCTCCTAAAATTTAAAAAAGTCCCAAAGTTTAGGAGCATGAACTCTTGGGAAAATTGGATTATAAACCATCTTCCTAAAAAGAGGCTTGAACGATTTCTTACTTCTGTCTATGGTGAGAAGATTAAAATCGCTCACTTTGTAGGTGAAAAAGGCCTTATTTCATTTGCCTAATTTCTTTACCCTATCAGCTTCTAATAGCTATTAGAAGCTGATAGGCATTCAAATTAGGCCACTTGACCCACAAGGGTTAGGTGGCCTTTTTTCTTATAACTTCAATCCCCTATCCCCTATTTTGAAATTTCCCAAAGATTCTAAGGGGATAGGGAACAAAAAAGGAAAGGAGGAGATAAGATGAAAGACAGAGATACTAAACTTATAGAAAAATGGATTGAATCCCTGAAGGAGGCAAAAGAGTATCTCAAAAAAGAATACAATATCAATGAAAGGAGGTGCTAATCATGACTAAGAAACATTTTTCACTTATTGCCAATATCTTGGTATCAGGCAAAAAGTTAGGATACATTGACAACAAAAACCTTAATAACCTTATCCATTTATCCTGCATAATTCTAGGAGCAAATTTCAAGAATTTTGATCAGGGTAAGTTTAGGCGATACATAGAAAAAAGATTAACAGAATAAAAGGGAGGTGTTAGGTATGAAATACTATATAATACTTTTTATCAAAGAGATAAGCAGGTTTAAGGACTTAGTTAATTATTGGTTTTGGGTATTTCTTAAAGATTTTTATATCATTTACAAATTTGATCACAAACCCACAAATAAAGAAATAAATGAAATGCACAAGGATATTAAAACTTATAAGAAGGAGGTTTAAACTATGGACTTAAGGAAAGCCTATGACATTATTCATTACCTTACTACTTACAATCAATCAGAATTAGATGGCCAAGAATTTTTAGAGGATTTACCCAGATATGGAATTTTTGGCTATTGGCTTACTAAAAGAGATGTTTTAAACATCTATCTAAAGACTCATATCTCAAGTGAAATAAAGAGACTTGAAAGGGTATCTTATAGGGCTATTAAGGAAGGGTTTAATAAAGTCTATTTCCATAAAAATAAATGGATTTTTAATTATTAAAAGGAGGTATAATTATGAAAAACAACAAAGAGAAAATAGCTAAACACTTACTGAAAAAGTATGCTCCTAACTCTTACAAAAAATATGGGCTTCCTAAGAAGCCATCCATAGAAGTCTATCTATCTTTTATAAATGAAATTTCTGAAAATAGAAGAAAAGAATTAGATAGACTTCTCAAGGCAGAAGATAGAGAAGGATTAATTGAGTTTAGCAAAGAATATGATATTTTATTTCCCAGACAAAAACTCCATTACCAATGAAAGGAGATATTACCATGACTGAAATAGACAGCATATTAAAAAACATGGATAGACTGCTTGATGAATTTGACTCACAGTTGCAGTCTCTGATTGATTATCTAGATCAGGAGATTGAAAGAGCTGAAAGGGAATTAAAAAGATGGGAAGGATCTAATAATGAATAATAAAGAAAAATTGACCCTATGGATAGGTATCTCTTTTCTGTCCATCTCCTGCTTATCCCTGTCTGAAAATCTCATATCAGATATTGGATGGGCAGGAGTATGGACAATTGCATTATTAAAAATAATAAACCTTTCAAGGAGACAAAAATGAAGGGAATAGTGGCCATAAAGTATAACAGAGAAGACAATGAAATAGAGATCCTCACGGATGGGACTTATATTTCCCCATCCGTAATTTGGGGATACTTGGAGAATATATTTGAACACGGAGAGCTTTTGAAAGCTCTAATTAAATCCATAATTTACGGGGGGTGGTATAGTGTCCCAAAATAATGGAGTATAGAATAAATTTTTTATTGACAGAGCTTAAATATTAGAACATAATAATTTGTAAAAGGAGGTGTTAAGATGACATACAAGAATTTAGACAAAAAGGATTTAGTAAGAATCAAAGATGAATTATTAGAAGGGCTAGACAGAGATCTTAAAAAGTTTATAGACTATTGTATTGAAAACGATATTGACATAAATGGAATCCATTTTACTATTACTCCAAATATCAATTATAAAACAAGTGGAGGGATCTATGAACACTAAAAAAGCCTGCATATTCCGAAAACAGTTGGCATTGTATGCCCACAATTTTAATCCCAAATGTAAAAAGCATCCTCATAGATGCCCTATTGACTGTAAGTCTCACAAATTAGACTTGGACACATCCTTAGCCTGGACTTTATCCTCTTTATTAGAAGATCTAACAAATGGTTATTTGGAAAACGATAAATTTAAACATTCTTTGCTTGCTATCAGATCTATCCTACTCCCACACAAAGACTCTTATCCATTATTGTAT